TTTTAATGTTGCTGCACTTTCAACAACAAAGTTAGTTCCATTGCCGATAATTACTCCGTTGTCTGTTGGACTTAATCCAGCAACGTCAGCTAACTGAGCATCATAAGCCTGAACATCTGTTCCTATAACTAACCCAAGAGTTGTTCGACCTGCACTAGCATCAGTATCGTCAACTAAACTTCGCCCAAAAGCTGTTATAACTCCTGTTGTATAAGTATCATTAGCCGTAGCATATAGATAGCTACCAGAAGCCGTTGTTAATCCAGCAATGCTAGTTAAACCAGCATCATAAGCCTGAGTATACGTTCCAACAGTTAAATTAAGAGAAGCAGCAGTTGGTAGAGTCTGATCTCCAGTATTTGTTCCGCTAGACGTTCCAGAAAAAGTTCCATCTTGAGTAGCTAAGGTCCCCAAGCCGAGAGTTGTTCGACCCGCACTAGCATTAGCATCGTCAACTAAACTTCGTCCAAAAGCTGTTATAACCCCCGTTGTATAAACATCGCTAGCTGTAGCATAAAGATAATTGTCCGACCCTGTTGTTAATCCAGCGATGCTCTGTAACCCAGCATCATAAGCTTGAATGTTAGTTCCAATGCCACTAACAGCAATAGTCAACTGATGACCACTATAAGTCAAATCAATATTAGACCCCTCTATGAGTCCACTCCCCACAATATCCATAACTTGATCAGAGCTAACTGTTCCAGCAGTTACTCTAGCATCAACAGCAGTATTAAAATCAGTAATACGACTGGATGGAATTCCAGTAACACTAATAGCTATCGTGGATCCATTAGTCCCCTTAGACAGTCCAATACCACTAACACCCGTAAAATCAGTAGGTAGGGTAGCAGCATATGTTAAACTATTCCAAGCAGTTGTTCCGTCTCCAATCTTATACCTACCAGTTGTTGTATCATATCCCCACTCTCCAGCAGACAAAACAATAGTACCAGCAGCCCACTCAACAGTTGTTCCACGACGAATCTGAATTAATGTTTTAACTGCCATAGTAATATCTTTCTTTTAAAAATTAGTTTAAGGGGAACCACAATCAAAATCATAATCATCTAGATAAGTATTTAATCCATCTATTCTAGCAACACTCAAATTACCAGTAATCTTACTCATAGGAATATCTGGAAGGTCACTAACAGATATAATATCTCTATCACTAATTATATTTACACTATTATATCCAAATTTCTCAATTTCTACAACCCCAATATTATCAATATAGCTAGTTTCCAGACTTATGATATTCGGCTCAATATTTTCAATAACTACAATAAATTCGCTCATGGTTGACAACTTAATAGGGTGTCGCTATTTCTACGAATTATTTTTACACCGCCAAAAATCAACCTTATTATTTCTTTGCCTCCCCCAGTATACATAGCAGAAGGACTTTCTAGCTCAAGATCATACTTTGCGCTATCAAATAAGAAGTTGTTCGTAACACTAGCAGGAAATTGCAATAATAGTTTGCCTTCTGCTCCAGTAATTGTAAATTTATAAAGAGTATAATCAAGATTAGTGGTACTAAATACCTGTACAATTCCCTTGCTGGTTGTCCATATCAATCTGGCACACCAACCGGTAATATTAATGGGTATCTCACTACTATCTTTATATATTAAGGATAGCTTAAAGGAAGATCCTTGTTCTATTGTGAAGTCATATTTGCCAGCTGCCATATTATTTGACCTTCATGGAATGGGTGGCCTATATATTTAGTGATAATAAGTTTATATAAAATAATACACCTATAAGCAAGAATAAATCCACTTAGCTTGTCCACAATCCCATATTTTGAATAATCCATGATCATATCCAGAATTTCCCGGAAACCTTAATCTATTCAATGTAATTTGGCCATCTGTCCATTTAAAGCTAGGATATGTATGATTATATTTAAATCCTAAATCAGACAAATAAGACCCATCCCCATATCTTAGATCTATAAATGTCATAATAGAAGATGGATTAATTTGTTCTATAGCATAATTTAATAGTTTTGAAAATCCCCCAACAACTCCAGTTCCTTTTGAGCAGCAGAATCTTGATACTTCATAGTCTTTATCTTTTAATCTTTTAAGCCTTAAACAGCTTACAATCTCATTATCATATAATAAACAATAGGTTTGTCCCCTACCTTTTCCCATAAGATGATTAATCTCATAAAACTGATCAGCCTCCTTATTGGACAATACTCCTATAGAGCACTTTCTAGCAAAAATCCTATTAGATTTGCCCAGTCGATTTAGTATGATAGATTTAATAATATCAAACTTATCGTTCAATTCATCTTCCCTAAAAAATAATGATCTAAAATTATTACTAGAATATACTAGCCTCTTCATGATATGATAGTTTTTATCTAATTTAGTAGCATCACTATGCCAGTATAGTCCATCTATTTCTATTAATAAATTATCTATTTTAAAGTCTGATATATAAACCCCATTATCATGAGAAACCCTATGTTGTTGAGAATAACTAATATTTTCTTCATCTAACCAGTTTTTTAAAATTTGCTCTAGAGAACTATATCTATTACCCTTTTCCATAGTGGTAGCAACTTCAAAACCATATTGAGATACCAACTGATTAAATCTACTGAGACAATATCCTGTTTCTTCTGCCCACTCTTTACTATTTTTATTTTCATAAAATCTAGCATTACCATTAGAAATCATAGTATTAACAATCTTCTTTTTAACCTCTATATTCTTAGTAGCACTAGTATATCCATATCTTTTTAAATTAGTTTCTTTAGTGGCCTCTTTAAATATTTCTACCTGAGCTACATTTTTGACCCCGTACTTAATTAGATTAGTATTTTGTTTCAATATCTCATTATTAGGATCTTTTGCATGATGACTAACTCCCCGAACCCTAAGATTAGTATCTTTAATTTTTTGTTTAATATCTTCATTCTGAAACACATTATCTGTACCAAATCTCTCTAGATTAGTTCTATTTCTATTTTCTGATATTTTTATCTTATATGATGGTCCATACTTTTCTATTAGGGTTTTATCTTTTTTATCCTGTAGTTTACCCTTAGTATCTAGACCCCAGCTCTTTATGGTTCTATTCAGAGATGATCTTGGAATACCCAGTTTATTAGATATATTAGATATAGACCACCCCTCTGAGATCATAAGAATAATATCGTCCTTATTACTATTTATTTTAAGACTTTTAGGATTATCTAATCTTTGAGATGAATTCTTCACTCCGTGCAACAATAGACTTATTTCTTCTCTTTTTTTAAATCTACATTGTTCACAACAATCTTTATCTAGTACCTTGTTCTGAATATATCTAGCCTTATTACTTTTAATAATATGCTTATGGCAGTAATCACAATCAACTATAATGCTCTTGTTAGAACACTTGCTAAGGTCTTGTGGATAGTATTTATATTCACTGTATGTTATATCATTTTGTATCATAGAAAATTTCCTCTTTTGACTTATAATACAGCAAATGCTTTGTTTGTCAAGGCATAGAGTCTATGTATGACTAGAAAAAAGGACCAGTATTTCTACTAGTCCAGTTTTCGTTAATAATAAATAAAAGGTATTAGAGTGAACCTATGATAACTCTACGATTATCTAGTACGGCGAAGCCCAGTTCTGCCCATCCGTAGAATCCAGCTCTCTTCTGACGATGAAGAGTATCATCTTCAAAAATCTGAACTTCTTGGCGAATTGGCATGATGAAACTATCTCTCTTGCGCATATCTAGACCTACCACAACTTCAGTATCTCCACCGGGCATACTTGCAGCCAAGGAGGTAGTGAAGAATGCTTGGTATTCTTGACCAACACCAAGTTCATCTAGATCATGAAGATTGACTCCGAATACACGATTTAGACTACCGTCTGCTGCTGTATAAATCTCTCGACGAGTAATTTCGTCAATTTGATCAATACCCCAGTTTCGAATATCTTCCATCGCTTCTGGAGATACAAAAAGATCAGTTAGCATTCCACGATTAGCACTGGTACTATTACCGCCGCCGTTTCGTCTCATGACTGTTTTCATCAAACTTACCAATCTCTTGGTAAATTGACTAGCAGAAGCATCAGAATCATAAACAACGATATTTCGATCAACACCAGCAGCTAACAAAGTATGCCAGCCGTCATCATTCATCTTCTTAACAAAGGAGCCCTCTAAAGCTTCCATTGCTCTGCCAACAACATCCCACCTAGCATCTCTAGCATACTTTAGCAAGTAGTCGATAGATGAACCAATGTCGTAGGTTGGAACCATAACATAGTCACCTTCAACATGACGCTCTGGAATATATCCGTGATTAGGCAAAGTATATGCAACAAAGTCTTTTTCGGTACCTGGTGCAAGAAAATCTAATGGAAATTCTGGAGTAGCACTTTGAGCAAGCTTGATAGGCTCAAATATGCCGTCTAAAATATCTCCACTTAGTAAACCCTGACGAAGAGGCAATTCTAGTGCTTTTGCAAATTCTGCATTAGCGGCTAATGCTACTTCTCTATTTGGCGAACCAGAACGCATCAAAAGATCTGTTAATTCTGGTGTTGGCTGAAATCTCTCTGTTTTAGCTGACATGTTTTATCTCTCCCTGTGATTTAAAAAAAAACTTATAGATTAACTGATACTTTTGCATAACCGTCTGCGTCTGTAGCACTTAAGAATTGACCAATTTGAACAGCATTAGTACTACTAGTACCTATATTGCCGTTTGCACCAACATAAGCCTTGGCTCCTGCACTTGGAGTGCCAGCAAGGAAATTAGTTGTAACCTGCCCATTTCTGAGTATTGTTACCTTTCCTCCTACCTGGACCTCATCTTTGTGCCAATTGATATGTTGTTTTGTTAGGTCAATATTTACAACATCATTTAGCAGAATTCCTACGGGTAATGAACCAGATGCTACTGAAGCATAAGCAACAACAGCATTGGCATCATCCATAGATACTCCCAACCCGGAAGTAGCGACATTAACACTAACCACACCACCGCGTGTTGCAGTTGTATTCATGAAAAAAGAAACATCAGTCAATAGTTCAATACGATCAGATTTTAAGGCCATTGTAATTTCTCCAGTAAATATTTAGGGACTATTTATTTTTCTTGTTACCTAGTTTGCTGTACACGAATTCTACCAAAGCTGCTCTTGTGGAATTTAATGAAGACTCAGCTGATTCTTCACTAACGCTTAAGCTTACAGAGTCTTCTACTTCAACGTCTTCAAGGACAGATATATCGCTATTGTCTTCAGAAGCTTTCTTCTTAGGATCTTCCTTCTTAGGATCTTCCTTCTTGGTGCCATCTTTTTCTTTCTTGTACTTTTCTAGCCAAGGAGGCAGACCAGCAGCAAAAAGAAAAGTCATAGCATCAAAAGCTTCATCTTCCATAGCATCAAATTTTTCCAATATGCTAGCAACAATTTCAGCATCTAGACCTTTGTCTACTAATGATGCTTTTCTAAGCATGTTCTTTTCTTTCTTCATCATAGCGGCTTCAGCAGCTCGATATGTCTCAATGATACTATTGGCAGTATCTAGTTCTAATCTTATAGCCTGTATAGCAGCTTCAGAATCGTCTTCCATTTTATCCATTTCTTCTTGCATCTTTTTGATCTGCTCTTTGGTCTTTTTTGCAGCCTGAGCCATTTCGTCTTCCATTTCAAGATTGGCCGATGCGAGACCAGCAATTTTGGCTTGAATGCTGTCAGATGCTTCTTTGGTATAGACAACATCATCACTCACTGTTAGCTCTATTTCTTCAGCGACGGTTACCTTCTCTTTTGAACTCATAATAGTATTCTCCGAATTAGTGTTGGCCTGAGTAATAAATACACCTGATTTTATAATTTCTTCTTTTTTTTCCAAAGTACAACTATTGGATTTTTTGTTATCGGTCTCAGATAATAAGTTCTTAGTAAATATTATACTATCCTGATTAGCTGGTCTGTCAACAAAACCCTTGCCAGAAAACGTTATATTTCGCAAGACTCTTCCAATTTTATAATTTTCATGTTCACCAAGACCCCCATAAGACCGCAAATATTTGCTTAAATACGCAGTCTCATTATTTCGAGATAATATTTTATATGTTCCAGTATTTTTTTCTATTAGACCATAATCAAACCCCTTAAAGAAACATTCCATACTAACATACTTAGTACCGTCTTGTATTTCAGCTATTAGTTTTTCGGATCTGTCTTTAAGTTCTGGATTAGTAAAAGATTTATATATTACTGATCCTGTTAATATATGATATTTTTCTGGTAGATCTTCCACTTCGGTATTTTCATCTATAAGAATACCTTCCTCTGTAATAGGCCAATTTGATGTGATGTGTCCTATTATTATATTCTCATCATGTTCTAAATTAGTGGGTTTGTCTTCTGGAGTATTTTTTGCTATCCAGACTTCTTTTTTATCAAAGATATCGTCATTTTTATTCCAACTAGAACTAACAAGTATAGACTGCACATAATACAGATCATCATCACTGAAAGATGCTAGACTATGAATATTTTTTTTAATATCTTCAGATTTATGCTCTATTGGCTCTGCTATACAAGCATAAGATATTGAGGCAGAAGAGGATAACTGGGCCTCTAACCCATCTATTTTTTCTTGGTCAAATATATGCATAATGATTAACCCTTATGTTTAATTACCTGCCTCATCATACACCAGACAATAGAAAGAAGCTTTTGCTTGCTCATTCTCACTAACGGATAGTTGTCTACCCAGATCTCCCTGAATAGCTTTTAGCCAAATATAAAATTTAGAGACTATCTTGCTATTAGTCTCCATGTTGTGAAAAGATTCCACTACTTGAGAACTCCCAATGGTGCAGTAAGGGATAAGATTAAGAAGAATATTGGTTTTAACCTGTTCTAGCTCTTGGGACTCTGCACTAGTTAAACTTCTTAAATTTTTCTTATTATAGAATTCTAACATTAGTGGGTTCATAATTTCCCCTATTTTATTCTGAGCTGATGTCGCCCACATTAACATCTTGGCCCCTGTTCTGGGTATAAAGGTCTTGGGCGCTCGCTTTTTCTTATCTTTTGATAGTTTAGGCCTTCCGTCGCCAGATTCTTTCGGCAACGAATCCGATGACGGATCGTTTGCCAACTTCGTTGGTTGTGGTGCTGTTGCTGCTTTCATCTCAAGGGATGTTTTTTCTCCGGGTTTCTTTTTGGGAAGATCAAGTCCTACTTGACTAGGAGCCACTATCCCCAATTGCAGAGATATTTTTTTCAAAGAGTTCTCAAACTGAGGATCAAACCAAGGCCCAGCTTTATCTACCATTCTACTTGTTTTTCTGTCTCGGAATTCTCTGTTCAGTCTGTATTTCTCCATATCTGGATCAAATCCAAATCTTGTTTGTATTAGCTCATCAGATACTAAGTTTCTATCAGCTAGCTGAATGAGTAAAGCCTTTTCTGTGTCTTCATTGGATAAATCCATTCTGTCAAACTCAATTTTTCCAGGATATTGAAATCCCATAGCTTGTTGGACTAATTCTAGTTCCTTTTCCCAGAAACTAACTAGTATGTCTCTGCCGTACTGAAGTCTTTGGGTCAGTGTTTTAAGGCTTATAAAATTGTTTGTTGTTCCACTAGCTCCGAAAGTACCTGTTAAGGTTGGTGGAATACCTAGACCAGCATAAATAGCGTTCAAGTGGGGAATGTATTTTCCTTCGCCCAAGAATTGATGAACATTAGTTTTTGATTCAAGAAGCTCTATATCTGGACCCCACACAAGATCCATTGTTCCTCCCCCAACATTATTTCCAAGTATTTGAGCTAACTTCGCCGTTGCTGCTTTTGTAGGGGCTATTTTGTGTTCTAGGCTCCCTAGTTTAAATATTCTAATATTTGATATAGCTCCATCTAAAGCTGCCATATCCGCGAGTTTCAGCTTTTCTATAACATTGATATCATCCATGATAGCATACATCATAGGAAATGCCCAAGCCTGCCAATCATCTTTCTTATAATGAAAAACCATTGTCTTTTCAGGATCCAAAGGATAGGATTTCTTCTTTTGGGCCGCTTCGACAATTTCTGCTGGCAGACCACTAACTACCAAGGCTTCTGCCTCATTCTTTGGAGCATTTATGATTCTTCTAAGACTAGCTGGTAGAATAAGTTGATACTGCTTTTTTTCTACAAATGAAGATAATGGTCCTCCAGCAACTTCAACAAATACAGGATCCATAAAAGTATATCGCCAAGGTATTTCTCTTTTTTCCAACTTAATACTATTTAAATCAGCAATATCAAAATTAGGAGCAGAAGCAGATCTATATAGTTTTTCAGCAACCTTTACACTAATTTTCCCAGTTTGTTTGTTAATTACAACATTTCCCACCTTATATAAATTATTTAAAAATCTCTCACTCCTATCTTTCCCCCCAATCTTCTTGAACCACTGTCTATAAAATCTCTCTATCCTTTTATTCTTATGAACAATCCTGACACCCTGAGCAGCAAAATCTCCCATAAGATCAATAACATTTTTAACCAAGCCGATTCTCTGATAAATATCTTCTGCTCTGCGCAGGATAGCCTTAATATTTCCTCTAGGAACAGCTTCGTCTGGTCTGAAAAAATCGTAATCGTCCCTTGTTAATCCTGGTCTTCCCGAAGTTCCAGTGCCGTCAAGATTAGAGTAATCAAAACCGTGTCGTCTTGCTGCTGAACCTGTTGATTTTTGTATGCCAACATACTCCTCCAAAGACTCTGAGGAAGTATGAAGGGCAATCTTCTTGCTTTCCAAGTCTTCGCCCCATGTAACATAGGCTTCTTGGCCGATTATGGTAGAATCTTGGTTTGCTTCGCTTTTTGGATATTTTTTAGTCATAGGTATTCCAATTACAATAGGAATGCAATCAATATGTAACTATACACTATCTATCGATATATTCCCTTGTAAATATCATCGTTTGCTCCAGAAGTGAACCATTCTGGCCCACGATACATATCTCCTGAATTCTTGGTCATATTTCTGGCATTTCCTCCTACCACATCATATGTTAGGGGTTGAAAAATTCTCTGCATTTGTCTAGCTATCATATTAGCTATTATTAAAGAACTATATCTATCTTTTCTAAGTCTACCCTTTTTCCCATTTGGCATCTTTATCTCTGGAGTATCCCACCTATCTCTTGAATTTGCGGATGAACTAGTTTGACTCATTACAATAGTTGTTAATTCATTTTTTAGCTCTTCTATCTCTAGAACACATTCGCTAAGACTGTCGTAGACTCGATTTAAATCAGTGGACATGATATCTTTACCTTCTCTATCCAAAGCTAGACCCAGAGTGAGATTATCGAATCTTGGAAACAATAAAATTTTATCCTCTAGATCTTTTCTTAGTCCGTGATTAGCTTGGGCCGTCCATTCTGCTTTAGCAAACTGTACAAGCTCCAATATATGTAAACCAGCTTGGTCATCAGTTTCTTTTCTCTTATTTTCCTCTATGATCGGCCATATAAGATTTTCCCCATTTTCTAATCTTGATGGATCATGTAGAGCCTCTTCAATAGCTACTCCTCCACCCTGAGCATCCATTCCTAATCTTGCTGGAGGAAATACCTTCATTAAATTTCTTATTTTTCTAGCACAGAATCCATAAAAATCATGCTCATTAACCAGGCCTATCTTTTGTCTATCTTTAAAATTATTCCTATTTGTTGTCCAGCAATATACTAACCTGTGATGGTTATCATGAATTTCTAAAATGACTATACTAAAATTATCTTGTTCTGAAGCTGGATCTATCCCATAAATATATTTACAACTTAAATTACCCTGAGTAACAGCATCAAAACTAATTTCTTTCCCACCTACAGATATTGGAGTTGAATCATTCGTAACACAACTCTCTATTAAAGATCTTTTAAAGAATCCAGCACTATCATTAATAAAACATGCAGCATACTCCATATTATAAATAGCAGTATGAATAGTAACCTTCGCCCTAGATACTTGTCTATCATCCATAAATCCCTTTGGTATTAATTCATAGGGGATTCTTATTATAGAATAATCTTGCCAATTAAAGTTTGGAGGAACTTCGCCCTGAAATATATCTTCTAATATCCTAACATTACCCTGACTCTCTATTATAGCTTTATATCTTTTCCAATAGGCTGCAAAATGCTTAAACCCATAATCTGCTGTTCCTGAGATAATAGCTTGATTACCCATTCTAGTATTAAGAGCTTCTAATTCATCGTTCCACAAGCCTTTGTCTCTCATGGCCTTTTTCTTAGCTTGTTCTTTTACGTTCTGAATTGGACTCGCACTAACAGCAGCAAATCCAGATACAACAGTTTCATATATATCTGAGCTAATGGATGCAAATTCATCCGCTATAATAATGTGCGCTCGAAGTCCTCTGATCTTACTACCATCACCAAGAGGAATAGCTATAGCCCAACTATCGCCCAATCTCATCGTACATCTATCAACATCTCTTCTTGGTCCATCACTATTTCCAGTAAATATACTTCTGAGAATAGAGCTATTTCTCCAAATAGTTTCCATGTATTCAAAAATAATTTTACTCTGTCTAAAACCTGATCCAACGATAACTATTTTAGTGCCCGGGCTAAATAAACACTTTAACACAGAATACAGAGCTAAAAGAAAACTCTTTCCCCAACCTCTGCTTGCTATATACATAGGGAATGGTCTTATCCAAAACTCTTGCAATATTGCTACTTGCATAGGATGTAACTCTATGTCAAATAGCAGTTTGCAAGTTGACCCTACGTATTTAGGATCTCTTAATATTCTAAGAAGATGTAGATCTGGATTTTCTATGTCTTTTTCTATTCGATTGATCATTATGTTTCGATCAATCTGAATTAACGATGTATCTCCAAGATCTAACCAAGCACTATCAAACTCATTGTTACGAGACATTCATCAGTGCTTCTGTCTTTTTAACAGATTGAGATATGGCCCTATTAACCATCATCTTTGCTACTGTTTCAATAAACGGAAGATTTCTCTTGGAGCTTTCATCTTTCAACCATTCCAAGATAGTGCTCATATTATTCTTGCACCATTCTGGTCCTTGCTCATTCATCTGTAGAGCATGTCTTCGACAGCTACATGTTGAACTACTCTTAATCCCAAGAGTACTAATCATATTAGTTAAAATAGTTCCTGGGCCTGTTGGATCTTCCTCAAGAGTTTTAGGATATAAAGCCCTTAATGTTTTACCAATATCTTCTCCTAGATATGATCTAAGTCTTCCCTCAATATATTCTTGAGTATAATCTCCAATACCAACATACTCATCTGAACCTATAATAGTCATACCATGAGGAATGCCTTGTATATTAACAGATACTGTTTGACGTAATGGACTATCACTGTATGTTGGATCTAGTACTCCGTCAAAAACAATTGTCTCTGGCTGTACTATCTTATCATTGTGATCAGTGTATGGAGGTGGCGTAACAGATACTTTTCCTTGAATAAACATATGTAATATCTCCCTATTTAGCTTCTTTTGTTAAATGATAAATTTTCTTTAAAATAATTTCCGCAACTTTTTCCGCATCGCTAGGACTACCACAAAACATAACTTTTATATTATGTTCAAGTTCCCAATCTAAAACATGCTTCATTATAAAAGCAGGACTTATTTTTACTTTGTCCCACAATCTTTTTGGCAGGTCTGACCCAATAGGATAACTCAAAATATCTTTTATACTAAACTCTAAAAGCAAAAAAGCATGTTTATGTTGAGCTAATCTTGATATCGCATCTTTAAATCTTGGTTCAATAATATTATTAGCTATTTCAGTAACACTCTTTTTTCTTTCTATCGCCAAAATAGTCTCTAGTCCCTCAATACTATAGTCACCAGCATCTAATTTATGGTGCGATGTTGTATAGTTATCAAAAGTCCAAGGCTGTTGTTCTCTAGTATCTACTATAATAGTAAAATCATCGTATTCTTTTGTCATGGTGGAAATGCTTTATTTTGGAGTATTTTTATAAAAACGGCCTCATAAATATTCTCTATTCCTGATATCATCTTATGATGATTTTTGCATAAAGTAATACCATTATTAACTTCAAATCTTAATCCCGGAAAATCCGCCCATGTTCTTATGTGATGAGCATTTAGTTTCTTTTTAACATTACATCCCAACCATTGGCAAGTATGGTTATCTCTTTTATACACCAGTTTTCGCCACTTTTTGTATTGTGGATCATTAAAGTCTCTAGACATAAAGACACCTATTATCAGAGTCCACCATTTCTATTACTAGTTGATCAAATGAAATATCCGGGGTCCAATTCATCTTTGATCTGGCTTTGCTCGAATCTCCCCTTAAATATTCAACCTCTGCGGGTCTGAATAATAGGGGGTCTATAATCATATATTGTTTATAATCTAACTGGACATGATTAAAAGAGGTTGTTAAAAAATCCTGAACCGATTTTGTTACTCCTGTAGAAATTACATAGTCTTCTGGAGTGTCCTGTTGTAATATCATCCACATAGCCTTTATATAATCTTTAGCATGTCCCCAGTCTCTTTGTGCAGAGATATTGCCTAGTTTAAGCTTGGGGAATTTATTTTCTTCATCTGTCGACCAAACATCTACTAAATATAGGTTATCTTCTGACGATACTGTTTTATCTGTACGGATCGCATGTTTCTCGCACCATGATAGGTATTCTCCGATCCATTTTGTTATTTTTCTGGTGACAAAATTTTCACCTCTTCTGGGAGACTCATGATTAAACAATATGCCGCAAGAACCAAAGATACCATATCCGTCTCTATAGATTCTTGTCATATCGTGAGATGCTAATTTTGATATTCCATAGGGGCTTTGTGGTGAAAACTGAGTATTCTCATCTTGATATTTAGAACCGTCAGCAGAATCCACATCGTAGTTATACCCAAACATCTCGCTTGTACTAGCTTGGTAAAATCTTGTTGCAGGAGAAAATACTCTGATGCCCTCTAAAATATTAATGACCCCGATAGTATTAACATGTACAGTAGTAATCGGTTGATTAAATGAAGTTGCAACATGACTCTGAGCAGCAAGATTATAAAATTCATCTGGCTTAGTATCTTTAATTATATTATTAATGGAACTAGGATCTGTTAAGTCAAATTCAAGCAATTTGAACTGGGCGTTATTTAAAAGATGATTAATTCTAGATAAATTATAATTACTCGTTCGTCTATAAAGCCCAAAGACCCTATAATCATGATCTAATAAAAACTCTGCGAGATATGACCCGTCTTGGCCAGAGACCCCTGTTATGACTGCTGTTTTCATAATTTTTCTTCCGTATTTTGAACTACTGTGTCTGGTGTTAAAAATGGGCGATCTAAAGTATTATCTTGATAAGTATGATACTCACTAAGTTTATCTAAACTTTTTTTTGTTGCCATATTTATAATTTCCATCTCTCTACCTTCTCGTTCTCTTGTTTCTTCATCTTCCAACATTCTTATTAATCCGACCCAACTGCTCTTACCATCCTCGATCCTTTTAATTCTTTGTTCTCTTGTTGCTTTTAGATCCTTGCTTATTTTTTGCTGTTCATTTAAAAGCTTCGTATATTCATTTGTATAACTAGCTATACTATTTCTAGCAAATCCCAATTGTGTTTCTAGTTGCATCAGTTTGCTATAGTCTTTTGTATCATCTGATTTATTAGACTCTTTGTCAACTGCTTTTTGAAGTTTTTCTGTTTCTGATAGGTGCCGTTTTCTTTCTTTCATGCTTCTATTTATAAGAATATCTATAGTTATAAATTGTTTTATTTGAAGTTCTTCTGCTGGTAAAACATCTTCTCTAAACTGCTTAATTAATCCTATCCAAGTATTTATAAAATAAGTAAGTTCTCCTGACTCATCATCAAACTGTCTTTCAATTTCTCCCCAAAATGTTTTTCCATATAATTTATGTTTTAAAAAATCGTCACTAGTAACATCTTCTTTGGAAGATACTAAATTATTTTCTTTAATATATCTTTCTATAGGAGCAGTTCCCCTATTAAGATAATTAGCTATTTCCACTACTGATAAAGTTGTTACTTTTTCCCCTATAAATTTTTCTTCTTCTAAACTTAGCTGTCCTCTTTTTTTGGGGGGAGTTGTTTTGTCCATTTTTGTTCCTCCATTATTTTTGAGATATGAGCTTGAAGACGAGATAGTTCTTGTTTTTGTATTTTTGTCCCGTGTTTTAATTTAAGATAAGATTCTCTGTATTCTTGTTGAATATATTGATCCAAAAAATCTATGATTTCTTTATTTTCAGTTGTTTTTACAGTATCCTTAGTTTTGTCAGCATGAAATCCATCATCAATAATATTAGAGGGTTGGATAATATTCTTCTTAGCATCATTTCTTTTGCTCCAAGAAGCATATGGTTGACAGTCATCTTTGTTTAAAAACTTGCTACATTGATTGGAGGAATTTTTATAAGCTTTGTCAAATAGGGGACAAGTAAGACATGGCTTGTCTGGTCTTTGAAAATTATTTCTTTTATAATTAAATAGCCTATTCCTAACATGAGTCCATAAGAAATTTTCCAGCGGTCTGCTGTTGTCGTATTTTTCAAGTCCCTCTATTGCAAAAATAGCAGCTTGTTGTTTCATATCATCAAAATTGTGATATGCAAATCTAAACTTGTATGCTAATCTTTTGCTTATATTATCTAGTACTCTTAAAAAATCTTTTTCATCAACCCCTTTTGGCAATTGGTTTTCTTTGGGTTTTATTTTGGGTTTTGCTTTGGGTTTTGTTTTGAGTTTTTCCTTGGGTTTTTTAAGAATCTTTAATTTGGGGGTTTTCTTCTTTGGTGTCTTGCTGGGTTTTTTGTTCATTTAATAGGCATGAAATGCTTTGTCCTGTTGGAAGATCAAGGTCTTTTAAAACTTCTGAATCTAGTATTTCAGATGCTCGGACCGATAATACTGAATCTATAAGATTGTTATCAAAGTTATCTGGTGACATTTTTTCTCCTTGCTGTAAACTCGCCAAGTAATAGTATAGTATGACGTAACCAATAGTTTGTCAATACTAATAACACCAAAGGGGCTTTATAAATGGGAAATTATAAAAAGTGGACAGATGTGGAAATTGATTATATTAAGCAACACCACAACACAGTTGCTGACGAGGATCTTGCTCAAAAGCTAAGTCAGTTGTCTTCTCAGTCTGTTACAACAGCTATGATTAGGCGACAAAGACGAAAGTTAAGGCTAAGTAAGCCACGGGGTAGGCCTCGCAAGACTAAGCAGGTAGTTTTGGGGGCTGTACAGAAAGAAAAGGAATAAGGGCCTAATAGATGAAAATATTAGTAACTGGGGGATCTGGGTTTTTGGGGAAATCTGTTATAGGGGCATTATATAATAGTTGTTTTAAATATGATGATGTTTTTATATGTAGAAAAAAGGATTTTGACCTTACTAATAATGATGATGTTAAAAGATTATACTCTACCTATCAACCTAATGCTGTTATTCATTTAGCAGCAGAGGTTGGTGGGATAGGGGCAAATATGGCCAATCCCGGAAGATTTTTCTATGCTAATATGTCTATGGGAATTAATATGGTCGAAAACGCCCGTATATTTAATCTGGAGAAATTTATTTTTGTTGGTACAGTTTGTTCGTATCCAAAATTTTGTAAGGCTCCTTTCCTTGAAGAATCTATATGGGACGGATATCCAGAAGAAACTAATGCTCCTTATGGAATAGCTAAAAAAAGTATTATGGTAATGCTTCAGTCTTATAATAAACAGTATGGGTTAAAATCTTGTGTTATCTTGCCAACTAATATGTATGGGCCTAATGATAACTTTAAAGATGAAAGTAGTCATGTTATTCCAAGTTTGATAAAAAAGTTTGTGGGGGCAAAATTAAATAATGAGGAATCTGTAACTTGTTGGGGAAGTGGACAAGCTACTAGGGAGTTTTTATATGTGGGGGATTGTGCAAGGGGAATAGTTAGTGGGTTAAAATTAATAGATGAGCCGGTTCCTATTAATATGGGTGGGGGAGTTGAAATTAGTATGTGGGATTTGGCCTATAAAATTAAAGATAGTGTTGGATATGGGGGATCTATCTTGTGGGATAAGTCTAAGCCTGATGGTCAACCAAGACGGTTATTAAATATTGATAGGGCAAAAAAATTATTAGGGTGGGAAAGCTTGGTGAATTTTGATGAGGGTTTAAAAGAGACGGTGGAATGGTATGAACAAACTTTAAAAGGGGAAAATAATGGTTGAAAATATTAAGAAGAGACCTTTCGGTTATAGTTATTTTTTAGATATGTATGATTGTGAGGATACTACAGCAGATGATATGGAATTGGTTTATAGATTTTTAGAAAGATTAGTTGATGAGATTGGAATGACTCGAATGACTCCTCCTATTGTTATTCATGGGCCAACTGATCATGGTAGGGAAATTTATGCAGATAAGTGGGGGGTTAGTGGGTGGGTAGGATTAATAGAGAGTGGAATTCAAATTCATGCTATAGAGGCAAAACATTTTATTAGTCTAGATGTCTATTCGTGTGCTGAATTTAAACCAGAGGTTGTATTAGATTTTGCTAAGAAAACTTTTGGGTTCAAGAAGCATGAGGCTCACTTCTTAGAGAGAGGAATTGATTATCATGAGTGATGGTAGTGATAATATGTCTCCTATAATGATGAAACCTGAAGTAAAACTTATTAGTGTTACTCCTGATGCAGAAAAGCATATGGCTTATTGTGCTCGGGTTAGCAATCCTAATAATCAGGAGAATGATAATTTTTCTGGATTACTAAAGTATTGTATTGATCACCAACATTGGAGTATTTTTGAACAGGCTTTTCTTACTGTTGAGATTAATACTAGTCGGGGGATTGCTGCTCAAATATTGAGACATAGATCATTTACATTTCAAGAGTTCTCACAGCGTTATGCTGATAGTTCTCTTTTGGGTGAGATTCCTCTTCCAGAGCTTCGTAGACAAGACACAAAGAATAGGCAAAATTCTACAGATGATCTTGATCCAGATCTTGCTGGTCAACTATATTCTGAGATGCAAAATCATTTTAAGGCTTGTCAGGATTTGTACAAAAGACTTTTAGATGCTGGGGTAGCAAAAGAGTGTGCGAGATTTGTTCTTCCTCTTGCTACTCCTACAAGACTCTATATGACGGGTTCTGTAAGGTCTTGGATTCATTATATAGGGCTTCGCTCAGGTCACGGAACACAAAAAGAACATAAGCATATTGCTGAACTTATTCGTAATATCTTTACTTGTGAGTTTCCCGTAATAGCTAAAGCGCTTTATGGGTGGGAGATTAAATATTTGTGGGACAAATGATCCAACTTTTATAATGGTGTCAATAATCTAATCTAAGGGGTTGTAAAATGAAAACAATAGGTATATTATCATATGAGCGAGCTGGAACCACATGGCTGACTCATGTCTTTCATACGGAAGGGGTCCTTTGCTTATATGAGATATTCTCTAGAAATCCAGCTCAATATTATTGGAATATTCTAAATCTAATGAAGACCACTGATTGTATTCCAGAGGTAGCAATAGAAGCATTTGAAAAAATATTTCATCCTGAAAATATGAGAGTTGATCCGCTATCGTATCGAAAAATTAAACGAAAAATGCTGGCTTCCAATCCATACTCTATCGAATTACTGAAAACGTATCAAGAAGAGGCATATAAAAGAAATAAGATGCTTTGCTTTAAAATTTTCCCATATCATTTACAAGAGAATATTCGTGTCGAAGATGTTATAGATTTATGCGACTATATTATTATAACATATAGGGATAATATTCTAGAAACTTTTTTAAGCTGGAAATTAGCAATCAAAACTGGTGAATGGACTAAAAAAAGTTTAAGAAGAGATCAACAAGATGGATCTACGCCAGCTAAGGTTTCATGGAATGAGGTAGAGTATAGGGCGTTTTATCAAGACATATGTGGATATATTAATGAGTGGAAAAGAGCTAGCTCTAATAGTAAGAGAGAGATTCTTATGTATGAAGATATTCATAATATGGGATATACTATTGATCAAAAATTGAGACTTGTACAAAAGACTATAGATTCTCTGGGTATAAATATGTCTGTCTATAATGGACAGAATATAGAGAAGCAAGCAGATTATTCTGATCTTTCTAAAATAATTGATAATTTTGCCGATTTTATTATTTCTAAAGATAATATCCCTATCTTTTATCACACTTCACTTGAGCGGAATATTTAAACTTGTAATATAAAGGAGATTATTATGCAGAAAAGAAGATTATATGTGGGGGTTTTAGTATTTATATTAGTAATGGTTGGGGGATTAAATGTTTGTGGGGCAAATGATCCAACTTTTATAATGGTTGAGAGGGGATATGTTGTTCAAACTAATATGGTAGTTATGGTTCCTCAAACTATTGTTTATGTGCCGATGGTTAATCATACGATATCTTATTATTATCCTGTTGCTCCATTGATTCAGGTTGTTCCAATGGTTGGAATAGTGCCAGCTTATAGGGGGGTGGGGCTTTTTCATAGACAGAGGGTTCCAGTTGGGGTTCCTGTATATTTTTATGGAAATAATTATTAAAGTGGCTAATTAAATATTAAACTGGCCAATTATTTTTTAGGGTTCGTATCGTTTATGGACCACCCCCGACTTTATCGCAAAAACTCGGGAGTCCTTTGGCAAACAAAAAAACCCCCTCTCTTGCGGGGGACCTTCTATTGGGGGGGTAGCCAATACCATAGAGGGGTCTTATATTGGAGCCCCTCTTGCGGAGCCCCTTCTATTGGAGGGATAGCCAATACCATAGTAGACCCGACCCGTATGTTGAGACCCGAATATAAGTTCTTACGCTGTAAGGAGTTACGACAAGCTTTCGCCCGCCCGAAAGTTGTAAGTTCTTTGGTACCAACGACTTAGAGCAAGTGCCCTGTGCAAATATCGTGCCAAACTTTCTACAAAAAAAAATTTTATTTCGCATTCTACTGATACCTTATTGGGGGGGACCTCTATTGGGGGGATAGCTATATCGTAGGTGGGGTATCGTAAACGCAACTCGATTGCATTCTATATATCGACAACTTCTCAACATTTTTGAGCACAAAAAAAAAGATTTTTTGAGACGTAAAGCCTTGCTACCCAACAGGTTACGTCAAAGCAAAAACATTTTTATATTTCCTATTGGACAAAGCGAATGATGTCGATATAATACGTAGAGAAGAAGAAAAGAAGAAAAAGAAAAGAAAGAAAAGAGAAAAACAATGAATATCGAAAAGATCAAAAAGACGTACGGAACAGATTGCCAGACTTGTGAGCAAGTATGGAATCAAGCGGTTGAAGCCTACAAGAACGACTTCACCTTTGCTGAACATGTTGACGAGTTCAACAATGATCGTTTTGAGTTCAACTCGCCTGAAGCGATTGAAGCCTACGAACTCAGCGAATACTTTGAAGAACACGTTGAAGAATATTATCTTCCAGAGGCTTGGGAACAATACGATTATGAAACAAGATGAGTCTAGTAAAGAAAGAAAAGAGAAAAGCATTATGAAAAAAAACAACGGTCTATCAAAAGTATTTCTAGGAAAAGGTTTCTTTCATATGGAAGAAAAGATGGTAGCGGTAGTGGAAGGAATCGAGACGCCAGTGTTCTGTCATGGCTCTTTCGGATCCTACTTGATTGTGAGTTCAACCCATTGGAAAAACGGAGGGTTGCGAACTATCGAAGAAGATTGCGTTGTGAAAGGTTTAGCTCATCAAACGATTTTAGACTTTCATGGAAAAAGGAAAACAGTATGAATAACTTTGACGATGTTCCTCTAGCGTTGACAACTATCATTGACAACAGAAAAGAAAAAGAAAACCTATCATTCTTTGAACATTTTGATATGGATGCTTTTCTATTAGATCAGGATGAGTCCGAGTCCGACTATATACCGGGCTATGATGATGGCGAATGGGATAATAACGAAGAAGTATATGATACATTCGTAGACGTTAATGAGCGGGCGTGATAACTACTCCTTGCGGGGGGGGGATAGTGTACAAACGCTACCCCCCTATGAGGGGATACCATTACCCCCCCAACGGACTAGAACTTAAACCCTTACAGCGTAAGAACTTACGACAAGCTTTCGCCCGCCCGAAAGTTGTAAGTTGTTTGATACCAACGACTTAGAGCAAGTGCTCAGAGCAAATGTTGTGCCAAACTTTGTACAAAAGATTTATTTTGTTTTGGCATGAGAAATTATTCCGAGAAATTTCTTTTTAGCTATTGCAAAAGCCTAGAAGTGTCGATATAATACGTAGAGAAGAAGAAAAGAAGAAAAAGAAAAGAAAGAAGAAGGATTTTAAGATGAATATTTTTGTGATAGTTGGTTACATTGCGATCTCCGCACTAGTTTTAATCGGTGTCGGCAATGTATTGTTTTACCTTGTCATTCAAGTGCTTGGCCGTCTTGACAATATGATCCAAAAAGGTGGATACACTTTTCATGGTTGTATTGGAGAGGCACCGAAGATGCCGGAAGTCTGGAAAGATTCCAACGGAGATGAGTGGACAATATCTTCTTGCGAAGATTGATTGTTACATGATCTGCGGGTCAGATAGTATCTTCTGGGGGATAGTGTACAAACGCTACCCCCCTATGAGGGTATACCATTACCCCCCCAACGTACTAGAACTTAAACCCTTACAGCGTAAGAACTTACGACAAGCTTTCGCCCGCCCGAAAGTTGTAAGTCCTTTGATACCAACGACTTAGAGCGAGTGCCCTGTGCAAATACCGTGCCAAACTTTGTGTAAAAGATTTATTTTGTTTTGGCATGAGAAATTATTCCGAGAAATTTCTTTTTCCCTATTGCAAAAGCCTAGAGATGACGATATAATACACAGAGAAGAAGAAAAGAAGAAAAAGAAAAGAAAGAAATGAGAAAGACGATGATGAAGAAAAAGAGTTATCTAAATTGCGAAGTAGTTGTGAACTATAAAGGTAAGAGGATCGAGGGTGCTGTAGTTGGAGTAGATCGCAATCTTCATCGTATTGGCGAAAGTCTCGGTACGCGATTGCTCATTCAAACAGAATGGAAAGGCTCTTTCCTAAGAGGTACAGAAACCATTTGCGAAAAGTCTGTTTACAAGTCCGTCTACCTTGATCAGGCTGAAGGATTCCGCGTTATTGAACGTGCGGATCACTATACTGGAAAAGATGAGCCTTGTGATGCTGTAAGAGATTATCGTCGAGTTAATAACTAAAGAAAAGAGAAAAAGAAAATGCTTGCGACGAATTCGAAAAATGTAACAAATAACCTTGATAAGATTTTCACTGCTATGCGAAACGGTAAGTATAATAGCGTGATTGATACAAGAGGCCGTGTTCACATGGGTATCATCAACGCTATCATGCGTGAAGACGGTAGCGGAAAGAATTGGATTGTAACAGTGACAGGTGCGGTAAGCGAAAAAGTATTCATTCACGCCTCTTGAAAAAAGTAAAAAAAAAGAAAGAAAAAGAAAATGGATATGAATCATTTTGAAGATGTTCTACTCGCCCTTGAAGATATTATCAACAGCAGAAAGATTAAAGAAAACCTATCATCCTTTGAAAATTTTGATATGGATACGCTCACCGAACATGAGGACGAAGAAGTATATGATACATTCGTAGATGTTAATGAGCGGGCGTGATAACTACTCCTTGTGGGGGGATAGTGTACAAACGCTACCCCCCTATGAGGGTATACCATTACCCCCCCAACGGACTAGAACTTAAACCCTTACAGCGTAAGAACTTACGGCAAGCGGGGGCCCGCCCGAAAGTTGTAAGTTGTTTGATACCAACGACTTACGGCAAGTGCCATGTGCAAATGGTGTGCCAAACTTTGTACAAAATATTTATTTTGTTTTGGCATGAAAAATTATTCCGAGAAATTTCTTTTTTCCCTATTGCAAAAACATAGAACGGACGATATAATACATAGAGAAGAAGAAAACAACTAAAAGAAAGAGAAAGACTATGACCATGACACTATCAAATTTTAATCAGAACCACTATAAGATGACGACCGGGTTTATTGAGGACGAACAGGGTCTTACCGGAGTCGTTGGAATGATTATATCTTTCGGAGTCTATGACGACTCCCATGATAGCAATGAAGAGTCATTTTCGTATGACGATGGTCTCGTGAAAAGGTATTACGAGATCGCTCCCTACTACTGTGTAGTAGATGAGAACGGGCCAGTCACTGATGATAACGGTACTCTTAAAGTTTTCCCTATTCTTATCGGCGGATGGGGCCACCCGCCCACCGTAGCCTTGATCAGCCTGATCGAGCAAGAAATAGACCGAATGTTTTCCATCAACTACTAGAAAGTTTACAATGTCCCTCCCGTATACCATTGCAATTGTTAAAAGTATCAACTCTAAAAAGAAATGAATAAAATGAAAAATCGAAGAAAAGTATCGAATTATGAGAAAGCCCAAGCCCTAATGGAAGAGGCCACCCGTATAGGTATGAACAAAAAGATAACCTATCAAAAATGCCTCTGCCCCATTTGTATCGAAGCTCGGAGCAAGCCCCACAGTGTTAAAGTTGTAATAGAGTCTTGAGTTTAGTATCAATAGAAAAAAGGTATGTATATGAATATGTTTGAAGTTGTTGGGTATCTGGCGATTGTTTGGTTGCTCGGTTGTATAGTTTTCCTTCCGTGTTATGCTATCGTATGGTATTTTGTTAGTATGAAAAATAATAAGATACCGATGAGTAGTGATAGCGTGTGGGTTAATGGTGTTAATATTCACCATGATACCAATGGTAACATCTCTAGTTTTGCAAAAGATTAGATATGCTACCTACGGGGGGATAGTGTACAAATGCTACCCCCCTGAGATACTAGGTCTTAAACCCTTACAGCGTAAGGACTTACGACAAGCGGGGGCCCGCCCGAAAGTTGTAAGTTGTTTGGTAGCAACGACTTAGGGCGAATGACCAGTGCAAATACCGTGCCAAACTTTGTGTAAAAGATTTATTTTGTTTTGGCATGAGAAATTATTCCGAGAAATTTCTTTTTTAGCTATTGCAAAGGGTTAGAATAGTCGATATAATACTTAGAGAAGAAGAAAAGAAGAAAAAGAAAAAAGGAAAAGAAAATGGATATGGATAAAGATAGCATCGAAATGGAACTTAAATACAGAGGGTATTCTCTCGTTCCCAGACTTGCGGGAAATGATCCTCACCTCAAAGCGGAGAATCTTAGGTGGAGAGTAACTTCCAATCATATCGATTGGGATTGGGATTTTAAGACTCTGGAAGAAGTGGTAGAGTTTATCGGTAAGGAAAAACAAATATTCAAACAGGTATGTCGCAGGTTATCAAAATAAGGAGAATGATTATGAATGATGGTATTGCAAAAAAGATGGGTGACCGGGGTTTCTTCCACATGATGGAAAAGATGATGGTTAATGTTGATGGTGTTGTGCAAGAAGTTGTATGTCATGGTACATTTAACGATCAACTAATGTTAAGTTCATCCGATTGGTATGGTATCAAAATGGTTGATATTGATAAAATCAGATGTCGGCCTTATCATCCTAGCTTTGAGAGTATTGTTGATGGTGAGTCGGATCAAGACTATTACAACTATATCGACGCGATTGATCAGGCTTTTCGTGATTGAGCACAAACACTACCCCCTGTATGAGGGGGACACTCTTGTGGGGGGATAGTGTACAAACGCTACCCCCCTGAGACACTAGATCTTAAACCCTTACAGCGTAAGGACTTACGATTTTGGGGCGGGCCCCCGCAAGCTGTAAGTTCTTTGATACCAACGACTTAGAGCAAGCGTCCAGAGCAAATGGTGTGCCAAACTTTGTACAAAAGATTTATTTTGTTTTGGCATGAGAAATTATTCCGATAAATTTCTTTTTAGCTATTGCAAAAGCTGAGAATGGACGATATAGTGCTTAGAGAGTAACAAGAGAAGAAAACGAAAATAAGAAAAGAGAAAAAAGATGACAAAGAACAACGACGGTCTTGCAAAAAAGTTCGGTGATGTGGGTTTCTTCCACATGTTGGAAAGAATGATGGTCACGATTGAGGGCGAGAAAGAGCAGGTTGTGTGCCACGGCACGTTCGGAAGCCAGTTGCTTCTGAGTTCTCAAAAATGGGATGGAATCAAGATGGTCGATGTCGATAGCATTGTCTGTCGCCCTTTTCATCCGGTCTTCACCAGCATTATGCTGGGAGATCAAAGCAAGGAAAATCTTCTGGAATACTGGCATTGGGTCGGTCTGCCTCAAGACCATCTCTATGTCGATTGGGACGTGATGTATTTGAGCGAAATGGAAGCGATCTGTATGGACGGACTACAAGAGGAGGACTACCCTCTTAATTGCGAAGCTGATTGGGGGAAGTAAACCCTTACAGCGTAAGAACTTAGAGCAAGCAGGGGCCCGCCCGAAAGTTGTAAGTTGTTTGATACCAACGACTTAGAGCAAACGCCCAGAGCAAATACCGTGCCAAACTTTGTACAAAAGAATTATTTTTATTTGGCATGAGAAATTATTCCGATAAATTTCTTTTTTCCTATTGCAAAAGAATAGAATGGTCGATATAATGCTTAGAGAAGAAGAAATCACCACAACGGAGAGAAAAACATGTCACATTACGAAAACGACGATTATGAGTGTGCAGACGATCCTTTTTGTCCTCCTGCTTTCCCCATCTCTGATGAGTCGGACTATATGCCCGGCTATGATGACGGAGCATATGATGCTGACGAGGTTGACGAAGATGAGTCTGACTATATGCCCGGATGGGATGATGGCGAATGGGATGATCATGAGAGTCTGTGCGGCGAAGAGGATTTCGCCTAGTACCTGTGGGGGGATAGTGTACAAACGCTACCCCCCTATGAGGGTATGCCATTACCCAGGTATGCTTATAGTCTCACCAAATCCACGGAGATTGACTAAATTGGCTATAGTCAGCGAGAATCACCCCCCCACAACATACTAGATCTTAAACCCTTACCCCGTAAGGAGTTACGAAAAGCTTTCGCCCGCCCGAAAGTTGTAAGTTGTTTGGTAGCAACGACTTAGAGCAAGCGTCCTGTGCAAATACTGTGCCAAACTTTCTCAAAAGAATTATTTTATTTGGCATGGTAAATTATTTCCCGAATTTCTTTTTTTCCTATTGCAAAATCATAGGATGGTCGATATAATCTTTAGAGAAAAGAAAAGAGAAAAAAGATGAACAAGATGGTAAGAAAAGCGAAACGATTGGCTCGCAAATGTTTTCTAGGGATCGCTATTCCCACCCTTAAAAAATCAGTCGATGGTGGTTGGGTCGAGTGTGAAAAAGTTTGGAAGTTTAACCGAATTTCTTTATTGTCTCCACCTACCAAAAAGACGAGTAAAAAGCAACTGGTAAACCCAGCAGCAGACTTGGCCTTTGTAAAAGCTGGTCGTCCCGGAAGCAAGGAACGAATGGAATCATATAAGCTTCAATACGAAGCTATTGAGGAGAAAGATGAATATGGCATGACTATTATTCCTGAAGGAAATATGTCGTTGTTTGCTGAATAGGGTATTGACAAGAAAATAATTTAAGGTATAACGGAAACAAGGAGAAATTATGATGACAAAAGATGAGCTAGTACAGGTTGAGAGCTATAATGGTTGGAAAAATTATGAGACTTGGAATGTTTCCCTCTGGATAGTGAATGATGAGAGGTACTATAACATTGCCAAAAAAACACGAGATTATACATATTTTTTATATGCTCTTGAGAGGGAGTATCATCTACAGCCCTCATGGCACTGCGGATTACCGAACGGGCTTATCAAGAACACAACTCCTGACGGTGTTTCTTGGATCGACCGTAGAATTGATGTTGGTGCGATCAATAAGATGCTAGGAGAATTGGCATAATGACTTATAAAGAATTGCTCGATAGGTTACAAGAACTTGATCAAGAAAAGTTAAGTGGGCCTGTTAAGGTGTGGAATGATAATGATAGTCAATATATGGAACTGTTGACTTTCAACGATATAGAAGTTTTTTGGGCCAGTTTTCCGACCATATTTTAGGGGAAATAGTATGATGATGGAAGTATATCTAGGTATTGTTTTTGTAACGTCTTTAATTGGGGCGTTTGGTATTGGTGTTACTGGTACTCTCTTGTATGTTATTTATAAGGAGGATAAGATTGGATATTGATAATATTGAAAATCTTTATGAGATGGAAGATAGTCTCTATCGTAATGTTGAAATGGAATGTCCTGAATATCTGGTAGGTGATAACTTGTGTGATTATAATTCAGAAACAGACAGTTATCATTATAAGTATTGATTTATTATACTACCACCCGTAAACCCTTTGGTCGTAAGAACTTAGGGCAAGCGGGGGCCCGCCCGGAAGTTGTAAGTTCTTTGGCAGCAACGACTTAGAGCGAATGCCCCGTGCAAATACTGTGCCAAACTTTGTACAAAAGATTTATTTTGTTTTGGCATGAGAAATTATTCCGAGAAATTTCTTTTTTAGCTATTGCAAAAGATTAGAAGTGTCGATATAATACATGGAGAAGAAGAAAACAAGAAAAGGAAAAGGAAAAGAAAATGTACGATCTACAAAAAGCGGTCAGAGAAAAAGAGAGAGCAATGAAAGCACTAGAATATGCACAAAACGAATTCGAGATTTGTGAGGCTCAGTTGGAAAGTGTGCTAAAAGACATGAAGAAAAATTGGATAGCGGCGGAGAAAAAATGGGCGAGTAGTGTTCTGAATCTCGTAGAGGCTCGCAAAGCTGCCAGTGCTGCGGCTCTTGTGCGAAGCGTCGGAATCCCAATAGTAACGTCTCAAAGCGTTAAAGATTGGCAGCAAGAGGTAATAGAAACTAGGAACGATGTTGCAAGAGAACACAATGCCTACCTATTGGCCTGCGAATGTGCGGGGGTTGTCCGAGAGGGCAAAATCAATGAGGGAACGGGTCTTGCTTTATTGTCCTGAGTCTAAAGAGTTGTAATTAAAGAAAAAGAAAAGAGAAAAAGAAAATGAAACTAGAAACATACGAAGCAGCAATAGCAGCGATTGAGAAAACTCGAAACAAAGTATCCAAGAGAGTGTCGGCCAATACTACCCTCTACAAAATTGTGGCTGTGGATGGTACGGTAACTGTGGGAGTAAAACTCTATGATACATTTGTGGTCATCATGCACCCGGATCATTCGGTATTATTTTCGGGAGGTTATAAAACCAGCACTACAAAAAAGAGAATCAATAACTATAGCTTGTGTTCGATATTTCAAAAAGACTTTGAATGGTTTGTGAAAGATGGTACCCCTTTTGAGGAGGGGATCGTAGTAGATCGTGGGGGGGCATTGCTATCTTTGACTCCTCAGAGTTTAGAGTGTGCATCATTTATACTCCCGCCCCTAACTCCTTTGGTCATAGGAACTTAGGGCAAGCGGGCCCCCGCCCGGAAGTTGTAAGTTGTTTGATACCAACGACTTAGAGCGAATACCCAGTGCAAATGGTGTGCCAAAAAAATATTTTAATAAATTTCTTTTTAGCTATTGCAAAAGAATAGAAGAGACGATATAATACGTAGAGAAGAAGAAATCACACCACAGGGAGAGAAAAACGTGTTCAATACGCCATATGCTTTGTCGGATCGTACAACTCGGACGATTACCGCAGTGGACATGATCGAGTTTAGTGGGCTGTCCACTAGCGGTAGTAAATTCAAAATAGTCACTAAACTTGAGGATGCCCAGCGTTGGGTCAACGGAGAGTTCATTCAAAATTGTTTCCCTTATCTCAATGCTGATGAGCGTGAAATTCTGATGACGGGAATCGACGCTCAGACTTGGGAAACCATGTTAGTAGGAATGCAGGAGGAAGAGGAAGTATGAATACCGATACCTAATTGCAAAAGAACAGAAGAGATGATATAATACATATATTCCGGTACCATCCCGAATACGGGTGGTGGAGCGAATTAACGCCACGGCGCTACACCCGTGTCTTATCACTAATCAGGTAAGATCGCTGAATTAACAGCCGGACACCGCACACAGAGGAAAAGAAAAAAGGAAAAAAAATGAAACCGCTCACCGAACGACAAACTGCTATCTACGAATTCATTCGAGAGAAGATTCAGTCTCGCGGATATGGTCCGACCATCAGGGAAATCGGTGATGCTTTCCAAATTCATTCACTCAATGGAGTGATATGCCACCTAAAAGCTCTGGAGAAAAAGGGGTGGATTACACGTGGAAAGAAAATGTCAAGAGCAATCCAACTCCTTGGTGAGCCACCGATGGTATATACGACTCAGCATAAAGTTGCTGTTGCCATGATTGAATCGACGTATGAAGCCTATAAAGACTGGAAAAGTCATGATAAGGAATATTTGACCGACGAATTAAATAACTATAATGACAACATTCCAGTATGGCGAGATATGGATGATAACACCAAGTGCGCAGCGATTGAATACGTATACAACAAGCGTGATACTATTGAGCTTCATTCTGATATTGTTGAATCTTGGGTACAAGCAACAGCGTATTTTATGTTATATAATTTTTGTAGTGATATTACAAATGGAGAAGAGCCAGATTTGGAAATGTTTTTTGATGATCTGGATTTTATGTTGGACGAAGAAATTCTCAACGATAGTGATGTTCAAAAGATAATGGGAATAAGTTCAGATTTTACAAAAAAGTTCTAATGAAACTACGCTCCTCTTTCTTCTCTCCGTAAACCCTTTGATCGTAAGAACTTAGGGCGAGCGGGGGCCCGCCCGAAAGTTGTAAGTCCTTTGATAGCAACGACTTAGAGCAAACACCCAGAGCAAATACTGTGCCAAAAAAATATTTTAATAAATTTCTTTTTCCCTATTGCAAAAGAACAGAAGAGACGATATAATACATACATAGGCCAGTAACTGCGAGAGGGAAGCAGGGCGACGAGATTAAAAAATCTCTAAGGACCAGTGCCGTGGGCAGTTCCAGTATTGATGCTTTCGAGCAGGGAGAAATTTCCCTAGATACTGATTATAGAACCGGATCGTAAATGGTTCGCTGGTAACAATACAACAGCCGGATACCGTTTAGTCTCACCAAATCCACGGGGATTGGCTAAATTGGCTATAGTCAGCGAGAATGCGGGGCCGTTTAGTCTCACCAAATCCACGGGGATTGGCTAAATTGGTTATAGTCAGCGAGAATCCCCCCGAACATACTAGATCTTAAACCCTTACCACGTAAGGACTTACGAAAAGCTTTCGCCCGCCCGGAAGTTGTAAGTTCTTTGATACCAACGACTTAGGGCGAACTCGCTGTGCAAATACTGTGCCAAACTTTGTACAAAAGATTTTCACAATAATTCATGCTAGAGCCTATTGACAACCGATAATAGGTATGGTATAACGATGGAAAGAGAAAGAGGAGAAAGAATGTTCCCAACAAAATTTATGGATCACTCGGCCTACATGAAGAAGGTCAAACGAATGACTCAGGCTGAATTGGAATATACCATCAAAGATTGTAAAGAGGTATTGGCCGTGTGGGTTGACCACCCCAATTGTGGGTACTATTCAGATGAGATATGTTACTGTTCGACGGAACTACACAGAAGGAAAGTAAAGGCCCAAAATGTATAAAGTAAGATTTCACCTCGGTGCTGGTAAACATTACAAGCATTGGCAGATTCGGTCGGAATGCGGAGTGTCGTATTACTGGCCTATCGAGGTTCAACTCTTTTTGTTTAACTGTGTGCTAAAAAGCAATAAGAAGAAAGCATACAAGGTATATGCTGAACAGGTGCGTGACGTGTGTGGTTGGGTCGAGTGTGACAATGTTAAAGTCGAAGATATGACTTTTGCATATGAGCCTATTACAGTGGAGGGATTGCCAAGGATCACATATGATCCGAAGGTAACGCCGTATTGGAAGATCGAGGGAGATAGCGATAATTATGAAATGTTAAGAGTACAAAGAGTAGTATCAAATGGTAATAAATTATTTATGAGAGAGAGCTATGTATGATCCCGTAGCTCAAATGGATAGAGCAACAACCTTCTAAGTTGTGGGTTGCAAGTTCAAGTCTTGCCGGGGTTATTGACAAAGTGTTTTTTTGTGGTAAAATGTCGTAGTGTTCTAAGTTGTTCGATTGTTCAAAGGGAGAGTTTTTATGAGTAGTATGGAATTGGCTTATGTTGTTGGTGTTTTTAGTTTGACCTCTGGCCTTATTGGTGGGTTGGTCGCTATGTATCTGAATGGGACTTATATTCCTCTGAAGGAAGCCCATCCCGGTGATGTTGTGAATTTTGTTTATCTCCAACCTGCTGCTGGACAACCCGAAAGGTATCTGGCTAAAGTTGTTGGAGTAAGTAAGTTGACGCAAGAACAAATTGCTCGACTTGATAAGAAAAGTTATTATCGATCTAAGGATGTTGCTTTCAAGAGAACAGAGCACCTTATCAAATGTGTTATGAAAGACGGTACGTTGAGAAATTTCTATGCGGAACGAACAGTAGATTGTAAAAAAGTCCCGTTCGGAGGAATTTTCCACAAAGTATCTTGATACTCCCTGCCTCGCAAACCCTCTGTGCGTAAGCACTTAGGGCGAGCGGGCCCCCGCCCGGAAGTTGCAAGTTCTTATGGGGTAAGACTTTGCATCATATTATTTTTTCCTAAAGATTTCCTCTTGACAAGTCGATTTATATCGTATACAATAATCAGACACAAAGGGAGAAAATCTAATGCAGTCAAGTAAGGGAAATGATAAACTCGGAACGGGTTGTAGAGTTGTTAGCAGAGCGGTTGGTGATAGCTGCCCGCCAACGTGCGATTTTCTAGGCATAGATTGTTATGCTGAGGGTACCGAGCGAATTTTTAAGGCTTCGCGAGCGGTGGGCTTGCGAAATATGATCACCGAAGCGGGCAAAATCCGAAGTTTGATTCTTACCACTATCGAAGAAAAAAGATCATTACGCTGGCACGAACGTGGCGACCTGCTGAAAAACGGGCAACTAGACTTGGAATATATCGGCAATATTGTAAAGGCTTGTGAAAGTATTCTAGCCGACGGTATCGCATTACCTCATATGTGGATGTATTCTCATGTTTATGATAGCCGTGTTGTTGATATGCTAGGAAAGTATATTGTACTGTATGCTAGTATCCACAATAAAGAGCATAAAGAGCAAGCTATAAAAGCGGGGTATACTCTATTCGCATGGTGTGATACCTTAAAAGTTTATAGTCCCAAAAAGCCTCGCGGCAAAAAAGCCGTGGAATGGAAAAAAGCTCTTCCTAAGCTGGCCATAATTGACGGTGACAAATATGTTACCTGCCCAGAAATGCGACGGGGTCGAGAGGAGGGTGGGGTAACTTGCACCGGGACAAAAGATTCGATACCATGTAATTTGTGTGTTAAGGGCTTGGCGAATGTTTTATTTTTGAACCACTAAAAGAAAGAGTGTCTATGAATTATAGTATTGAAACGTCTGAAAGTATACAGGAAGATATACTTACTTGTATTGAGGGGTTTTCTGTCAAGGGGAAGATTACAGATATTGAACGGCTGAATGATGCTTTATGTCAGATTATTGTAGACAGAAGGAAGTTATTAAATAAAGGAACTTTGTAATGGGAAAATACTATGTTACTTGTGGAACATTGGAAGTTATAGTTCAGGCAGATAATCCCCAACATGCAGTTTGTACTGCATTAGACCAAGCAAATAAAAATGACGAATTAGATGATGGTATAGTTGTAGATGAAAGAGGTTTTAGGTATCTTGATCCAGTAAAGGTAGCTAGAAACGAAGCTCCGCCAATGTCTGATGTAGTAAAATGGTTATGGGAAAATGATAATATAGAAAAATCGGAAAATGTTATGTTCTTTGTACCACAACATTATTTTAGCTTGGAAAATTTTATGGAAGTTATGGGTGATGATGATGATGATGATTTTGAAGATGAATAAATAGTGGTGGCCCTAAGTCCTTTGTGCTTAAACACTTAGGACAAACGGGCGGGGCCCCGAAATTTGTAAGTTCTTTAGTACCAACGACTTACGACTCTTAAAATATTTTTATTTTTTCTAAAAGAATTATTGTTATTTGGCACGGGAAATTATTCCGAAAAATTTCTAAACTAGGGCTTGCATTAAGTCGATGATATGGTAGAATCATGTTATGGGAACGAATGACGGTAAACACTTTTTGAAAGGGATGATGCTATGAGTCATGCAGTAGAGACGATGTTTTTTGTTCGAGAGACCCCTTGGCACGGGCTTGGGGTAAAGTTGGAGGAAGCACCGACTGTGTCGGAAGCGATTGTCGCTGCTGGTCTCGATTGGACTGTAGGGTTGAAAGACCTGTTCACCGCCGAAGGTCAACCAGTTCCAGCAAAGGCGACGTATCGTGAGACGGACGGGTCTATTCTGGGTGTTGTTGGCCCACGGTATAGCCCGCTCCAAAATGCTTCGGCATTTGACTGGTTTCAGCCTTTTATCGACTCCGGCGAAGTATCGTTGCATACTGCCGGTAGTTTGAACGAGGGTTGCAAGGTATGGGTGTTGGCCGAGTTAAATCGTGAAAAGTCCGAGATCGTGAAGGGTGACGAGATTGCAAAGTTTGTACTCTTGTCAAATTCTCACGATGGTACGACCGCGATTAGGGTCGGGTATACCCCGATCAGGGTGGTATGTGCAAACACGATGGCGATGGCCCATAGTTGCAAGGAATCTAAGCTGTTGCGTGTTCGACATACAAAGTCGAGTGCTCAAAAGCTCGAAGATATACGAGGCATTATGAATAACATAAACGCCGAGTTCGAGGCAACTGCGGAACAGTACAAATATCTTGCAAGCAAGATGTTCAATAGTGCTGACCTTCTTAAGTATGTTAAGATCATTCTGGACATTGAATTGTCTACTCCGAGTTCTGAGATTAAAACCAGAACAAAGAATATCATGAATGATATACTATCAAGGGTCGAGGGGCCAAAGCAAACGATGGCGGGTGTTAATGGTACATGGTGGGCCGCTTATAATGGGGTTAATGAGTACCTCAATTATGAGAAGGGTCGAAGTGCTAATAACAGACTGGACTCGTTGTGGTTCGGGCTGAATGCTAACAGTAACAAAAGAGCTTTTGATACTGCACTAGCACTGGCTAGCTAATTCGAGGGGGTGTAGCTCAACTGGTTAGAGCGTCGGCTTGTCACGCCGAAGGTTGCGGGTTCGAGTCCCGTCACTCCCGCTTAATTTCACAAAACCGAGAGTCGTAAACCCTTACCACCAAAGGACTTACGATTTTCGGGCGGGGGCAAAATTTTTGTAAGTTGTTGTGGGATAAGGACTTATGAAAATTATCTCAATTTCTTCAGACTTAGGCTCTTGACATTTGCTCTAAGTGTCGATATACTAGTAATGGAAGTTGTTGGTGTGTATGGGTTTAGGAAGATTTCTAAAATGACTTATGGAAAGGGGATCGGTCGTAAGTCTAAATCTTACAAAATTAAATATCTAATCTTACCCATCTTAACATATCGAGATCAAGTCTCATAACAGGCCACTCTACCCGGCCACAAATTTTAACCATAGTCAGGATTTTTCAGAGGCCCCTTTTGTTATTGCTAATCCCCCCGGATTGGTGGGCTTGGTGATAGTCAGCGAGATTCGTAGACCCTTTTATTTTAAGGAATTATTAAATGAATGATCTTGGAAAGAGACTGTCAGCTAAAGAGATGGACATACTGTTGGATCGACTCTCGATGGGAGAAAATATCAGCGAGTCGATAGAGAGGGATGTCGATCAGGAGGCGGAGAGTCTATATAATCTTATAAAAGATACAAGAAGGCTCCCACCGCACCTAACAGAATCGAGTAAAGAGATTCTATTAAATGCAATAGAATGTTCTACGGTCTGTGATATGTATGGAAAGGCCAATAGGCGGGTGGTATTTAGTTTAGTAGATAAAATGGTAGCTGCTGGGATTGATGATCATATTTATATCCCTAATTATGGTCGGAGGCCGTGTCCATTCGGCTGTTCCTGAATGTGATCTTCCTGCTACACAAAACCACCTTTAGGACTTACCAACATGACATATTGTATTTCCTTATCTATCAAGATTGCTGGCCTTGATGATAGTCAGCGAGATTCGTGGCCCTCTTCAGATCGAACTTGTGACTCAATCTTACAAGTTGGCCCCACAAAATAAATTAAAGTGGGTCTTGACAAGTGTCGATGAGTATGGTATATTGGGATTGTGGATAAAAATTTATTATGCAAAGGAAAGGTTTAGATATGTCTAATAGTGCTGTTTTTACTTTGAGTGGTGGTCTTCTGGATGTTGTTAGTATTCCTAAGGGTATGGAAGTTATTGTAAGGGATTATGATCAGGATGAGGTTGACCCAGAACTCTTGTGTATTGATAAAGATGGTGGGAGATATATTGAGATTGTATATGATGGGGAATGATAGTTGTATAATAAATTGGTCTAATAATTAAATTAAAGGGGAATGATTATGGGAATGGGTGCTAGTCCTTGCTCTGGTTGGGTTATTGGTTATAATGATCTTAAAAAGATTTGTCCAAAAGAAGTAGACCTTGTCGAAGGCGATGAGGAATTTGAGGATTGGGGTGAGGTATCTAGGGCATTTGAGTTCGATGAATTACCCGATAGTATTAAAAAATCTGTAGAAGATTTGGTTGGGAAATTCGGAATAAATACCAACCTAACCCTAAGTCTGGGGTTCTATGATGAAGAGGGTGGAGATAGATATGATCAGGTAGACTCTCACGAAGGCTGCGTCTTCTTTGTTGATGGGATGGTTTCGCTAACGCCCGCTGGGAAGAAGTTCAAGGATGTTGTAAGAGAGCGACTTTGGACACAATATGGATAAATTTAAGGGGGATTATAATAAGGATGATAATTATATTATATTTACTTCTCAATATCTCAAGGAGTTAGGTGAGTGTTGTGGTGGTCAGTGTGAGAATTGTCCTTATAATCCTAAATATAAAATAGGATGTAAAACTATAAAAAATGATAAAAAGACGTAAGTCCCCCCTTGTTTTTACACATGACAACCATTACAATATCTATTGATGCAGGAGATAGTAGTCAGGAAGATATAAGGGACTATATGGAAGAATTAGCTTCTAGTATCAATATAAAAAATATTATGGGGGATTATAAATCCTTCTGGCAATTAAAAGATTATAAAATAACTAATGGGGAGGATACTCTTATTCATATATATCCTGATTATAATTTATGATTACAATTCCCCTGTCTACTAATTTGGATGGTCAGAGTTTATTAAAGTCTATTCAAGAACTTATTAACCTGCATAATAAAGATGGTAATGATATATCCCAACATGTTTTGGTAATAGAGGTTAAACCAACTGTTGATGTTGATCCTGAGTTTGGGAAACAAATGAAGGTAGCCAAACAAGTTATGTTAGAAGATCAAGAATCTCTAAGGAGGATGGGTCTATGAATGGGGAAATATTATCTGGGTCTTGGGTAAATAATTTAGATCATTTTACTGAATTAAATATTAGAATACATGAGTTGGAAAAGGCTATTAGAAGTCATCAGAAGAATTTTAATGATCTTTATAATATTGCCATGTCTTCACGTTTTGTATTCCTTAATGACCCGACTAATTTAGATATTAATAAAACTTTATGGGCTAGTGTAGATGATTCTGTCTGCAACCTATATGAGCCTCGCAATCCGTCGAAAAATGATTTTTACCCGGCACAGCGGCCTAATTTTAATGAAAAGGAGGTTATCGCTGACGATCTGATCCAGCGGTATACCAACTCCTTGAACGAACTCTCGAAATGAACGAACCCGATCCACTGATGGGAGAGTAAGAGATGATCGACGACCCTAAGCCCCGATTGTATGAGAATTAATCTATATTTCGTCTGTTTTCTCATATGATTGGGGAGGCTACTGTACCATTTAGTTGCAACCGACCAAATGGTCAACAATTAGTCAGAGAATTTAGTAGACCCTTTTGTTTTTCCTAATGCGCCCAGATAGGCGGTCTTGGTGATAGTCAGCGAGTTTGGTAGACCCTTTTGTTTTTGCTAATCCACCGGGATTGGTAGTCTTGGTGATAGTCAGCGAGTTTAGTAGGCCCGTTTAAAAGGTGGGAGACTGTCTTGCCCTATCTACCAAGATTGGTTTCTGTGGTGATAGTCAGCGAGATTTGAAGTTTAATTTAGTATTATATTAGGCAAGGAGGCCACATGAAAGTTCATACGGTACTATTAGTTTTTCTAATACTGGGAATCATATTAGTTTTATTTATAGAATATAATAGTGTAGGATTAGTGGGATCAACCTTTATAGAAACATCATTATAATTATATGGTGCAGGTAAGAAATTAACATGGGGAATAATTAATATTATATTTATGAATAATCATCATCACCTTAAATTCACCGACTGTTTATTTTTGACCCTTTTATTATGGGTGGGGTTTGGTACATTATATATTAGTAGTAAATATACTGTTGTTCTATTTGATACTGGTATGAATTGGTATAGTAGAGCCTTGATTCAGAGTTTATATGAAAATGATTTAATAATTGGGGATACTAATGATTGACCATAATAATTATTATTAAAAAACCCCTTGACTTATTACTTTCCCCACTGTATAATATATAAGATAGACTACCCATATTGACCAGTATAGATTTGGGAATATTTAATCCTATATTTATTTTATAGAAAGACTTATAATTATGGCTTGCAACAAGAAAATCCCTTGTAACAAAGATAAAAAGAGTGGTGCAGATAAAAAGGTTTGTAAAAAATCATGTAAGAAAGTTTGTGATAAAAATAAATCCCCCACTAATTTCTTTACCAGAGTGAAAAATTGGATATTGGGTATAAATTAACCATGACTATAAATAATCCTCAAAAAGAACAAAATACTATCAATAGTCTCATATTTGTGGTACTAATCACTATAGGTTCTATGATTCTAATAGAAATATTAGTTCCAAACTTAAATAATTTTATATATAACCCCACTATTTCCCATACTACAATTCTAGATCATCCTGATTCCCCTGAATAATAATACTTTATGAACCTGAATATTGATTATATTAACTTAATTTCTCCTTATTTTAAGACCCCGTGATAGATTATAGGGAAGAATGAGGAATACTAGGGGCAAAATAATAGTGATAATAATGGTCTTATAGTATCTAGGAAAAAATGGGTCAATAGGTATCTTTAGTGTTATGTATGGTATTGGTAATAATAGTAATAAATAGCTTAATATATGTATAAAAATGTCTTATTGACCGTTAAAGAAATCAACCTTTTGAGTGGTATTTTAGACCAATATATTAGTCAAAATAGTTCAAATAAAAGTATACAATTAACCAACTTGACCATATTATCAAACACTTTAAATAGAGTTATTGATTACAAAAAACCACCCATTATCTCCTAATCAGAATCTAATCAAATCATAATCAACCTATAATAATAAAGAATCAAATGCCTCATAAAGATAAAGAAGAACGAAGAGAATACAAAAAAAAATACAATAAAAAATATCGTTTAGAACATATAGAAGAAAAAGAAGAACGAAGAGAATACAATAAAAAATATTATTTACAACATAAGGACAGAATAAGCACAACCACTAAAGAATATCGTTTAGAACATAAGGGTGAGAGGAAACCATATCAAAAAAAATGGTATTCAGAACATAAAGAAGAAAAAAGGGCTACAAACCGAAAATGGCGAAAAAATAAACATGATAACGATCCAATATATAAAAGAGTACATAATATAAAAAGTATATTTAAATACATACTCCTCAAGATAATAACAAATGGTAATATTACAGATAGGAATGATAGTCAGTGTTTGAAATATTTTGGAACTACTGTTGATGGGTTCAAAAAACATATTGAAAGTCAGTTTACCGACACTATGAGTTGGTACAATCATGGACAGATTTACAATCCTGATGCGTGGCAACTTGACCACATTATACGAATAGGAAGTTTTGACTTTACTATTGAAGAAAACTTTACCAAAGCATTTCACTATACTAATACTCAGCCATTAATGTCGTCGGATCACCTAGAAAAAAGTAATAAAGAAAAAGGGGAAAAATATGATAAATAATGCTACAGAAATTTCTAACAACGAAGTAATAATCTTTGATGTTCCACAAATAGATTTTGAGTTACTAGAAACTAATGCTAAAAAAGCAGCAATTGGGGGAAAGTCTCAAATTAGAAGAAATGAAAATAGAAAACAGTATCTATACGAAGATCAATTAGTGGGGCAAATAGCCAATTATGCAGCATCGGTGGTTTTAACAAAATCTTCAGGGGGATATAAAGAGGCTAGGGAAATAGCTAATAATAATCCTTATAAGGGAGATGATGGGGTGGATATTATAGGATTGTCTAATGTGGATGTTAAGGGGAGTTTAATGAGATATTCTTCTGATCCATTAAGTTATAGACTTCTTGTGAGGCCAAGAGAACGACATGAAAATTGGATTTATGTATTATGCTTGGTGCCGAAGGATATGAAAAGGTGTTATGTGGTTGGGTGGATTAAAGACGAGGACTTGCCAGCAAAAACTTATGAGGGGCCAATTGAATCTCTACATGGGGCTTTTGTGGTTCCTGCGAAAAAATTAGAAAAAATGTCGGATTTCCCGATATAATAAATCTATTACTATCGAAAGAATCGAACTATATATGAAAAAAGATATTATTCTTGTAGAAAATTTTTATAATGAGCCTCATAAAATAAGAGACTACGCTCTAAATGAATTAAAAACTAATAATTATTTACCGTATGGATCACCTAGTTGGTATGCTTCTAAGTTCAAAGAATGGAACGAATGTCCATTTAAATCTTCTGAATCCTTAATAAATAGACTGAACGATATAGTTGACGAAGAAATTGATTTAGACTTTTGGCGACAAGGCTATCCGGCTCATGGAAGTAGGGAAGACTCAATAAGAAATAATAATAAGAGTTGTAAATGGAACTGCACCTTTCATATTAAACCTTTAACGGGACAAAAATTGGGCCAAGGAGTCCACAACCATGTAACAGACACTTGGAACTCCGTTGAAGAAAACGGATGGGTGGGATTAATATACTTAAATCCAGATGCTCCAATTTATTCTGGCCTGTCTCTTTGGAACAATATAAATCAAGAAAAAAATTATGATTGGATGACCTCAGAAGACAACTGGAGTCTCATAGATTCTTTAGGGGCTGTATTTAATAGATTAATATTATGCAGAGGCAGCAGGCCGCACAGTGGAGCGGATGGATTTTCTAATACTTTTGAAGAAGGACGATTGTATCAAACCTTTTTCTTTAAAACAAAACCTTCTACTGCTAAGGTTTATCAGTCGGTATCTATAAATACATAATGAAATGGATTATCAGAAAAAATGTCGGATTTCCCTAAATTCTAGTTGACAAGCAGTCGATATGTGGTATGATGATGGTCTATCAATAATTAAGGAACATATCTATGAAACATCCAACAAATAAAGAAAAGATAAAAAGGTACGAAGACTTATTCCATGCTATTAATCTCGCTATTGTAGGTTGTAATAATGATCTTATAAATATTTATATTGGACAAATTGATAGCTGGAGTTATGCTCACAGAATTGGTAATGGACAATTATCTGAAAGTAAACAGAAAAGAATAATAACAAATGCTTTTTACAGATTAGGAGAAACTGATACTTATGATGAACATGAATAGTGACAATGTGGGAGATTTATTCTCTTACTATAAGGACTATCTGGATAGATTAGAAGATAATAATATTATCAATAATACAACTGATCATCCTTTGAACTTTATGACTTGGTGGGAGGAAGTATACTATCCATTGACTCTGGGTGGGTGAATTTCTTGTTGTTAGGGGTTTTAAATTGATTTGTGGGGCAAAATACTATTATTTTAAATAAGGGTTAAAAATGAAAAAGAATGACGATCTGGGAATTATCAGTGTTGGATCATCGGTTAATCTAACTGGTGATGTTATGGGGGTTATTATTAGTATTAATATTAAATATAACAATCATATTACTTATGAGTGTTCGTGGTGGAATGGACGGAATCACGAAACAAAATGGTTTGAAGAATTTGAGTTGACAAAAGCTGTTGGACAGGATAAAACAACGATAGGATTTTTGTGAAATATAGGAATATCTTAATAAGAATAATTATCGTGATCCTATGTTTTATTGTGGGATATATTATTGGCAACTGCTTATAAGAACAATCAGGGATTAGAAAGAGACATTGACAGAATTTGTATTTTCTGTATAATCATACAGACGATCCGAGGAAAAATCAAGATCGAAAAAGAAAGTTTATATTCGGGTAGAATATATATTAGTAACTATTTATAAGGAGATTTAAAATGGGAGATAAGCTGTATACTGCTACTAGACTGCATTTCGAGGCGAAGCAATCAGAGGCTATTGCTACGTTAGACGTTTATTTTAATAAAGCCGCTGGAATAGGTGAGCATTCTGACTTGTTGACGGAGATCATCAAATGGACTGATATTTTAGCAGCATCTAGTGACGCATTAGAGAGACTAGCCACTTATTTCAATACTGATGGCAGTGCAAAATGAATCGCTGAGAGAACATACGTCTTCTTTAAAAACAAGATTTTTGTGATCATGCTATTGACAAAGCTGTGGCATTGTGGTAAAATCAGTAAACAAGGAGAAAAAGAGATGTTTTATTTTACAGATGGCGGTGTTCGGGGCAGTTGTGAACATAAACACAAGACTGTAGAGACGGCCCAAAGATGTTTAGACTCTGATCATATCGGTTGTCACTATCAGGGTGGGTATTCGGATCGATCTATCTATTCTCAAGATGGTGATAGAGTAGAGTTAATTGGTTATGGAGCAGATGACGAATGAAAGAATTTCTAATAGTAAATGCTAACACCAATCAGATATTGGGCAATGAAAATAGTAGAGACAAAGCATTAGATTTTGTCAACGCGATTTTGCTCAAGTCTGATCTAGAGCGTGTCGATATAGTGGTATATGAAGCAACACCTCTCATGTGGAATCCCCATAGGAAAAAAGTGTATGCTAACTACCAATAGGGTGTATTATGAAGGAGTTTTGGAAAATGACCGCTCAGATTTTGTATGTGGTGTTAAGTATCTGTTGTCTATATTATGCTGATTTTTTACACAAGAATATAAAACCTGCCGAGTCCCCACCAGCAAACATAGAAAAAAAAGATTTTATTCCTTCATGGGAATACTATTGGGCCGCTTACGACAAAAACAATAACAAAACCTACTACTATTATAACGGATTATGGTATGACAAGCCAACACAAATACGACAATATCCAAATCAAGATCAAAAAGTTCTGGGAACAGCGAACTGGACACAATCCACATATCTCAGGTAGTGGACAACACAATTCTATCCCTAAAAAAGAACGCACAAGGGCAGAATCTAAGAAGGAATCGATAAATGAATGGAACGGTATTTGAAATATTTCTCTTGATCGCTCTGGTTTGTGGTATCATAAGCGTTCTTATTAAGAGATATTCTTAATTCTTAAAAATATTTTTCTGAAATATTCACCTATTGACAAGCGTTGTTTGGTCTGGTAGAATACTATCATGGAGATAAAAATGCCATTTGAGTTCAGCGAAGTCCTTGAAGATAGCTTGGAAGAGTTTGTTTATGAGGGTTCTAGTTTTTCTTTTTCTAAAGAAGAAGAATCGGACTATTCAGAATGGCTTAACTATTACAAGGATCAGGCAATAGACTTTATAGATTGATAAAATGTCTAATAAACTACTACCTATTGAAGATTGGCGTAAGACCGATAGCGGCGAGTATATTGCTGCTACCGATCATACTGGAACAATCCTTAATCATCGTAGCAGAAATAAGATCATAGATAAGGCTGTTTGTGAACTTGCTCCAATAGTACATAGGTTTGAAAGTATTGTCTGTTGTGGAACAAGTGGTCTAATGGTTGTGCCACAAATAGCGGAAAGACTAAGAAAGAATATAGTTGTAATTCGTAAAGGAACTGAAAATTGTTATTCTGACTTTATGATTGAGGGGCCACAGCCAAGAAGATTTATTATTGTGGATGATTTAATCTGTTCTGGAAATACTATCAAACATATATTATCTCAAATTAGTATAGAATATAATACAAATGTTTGCTATCCTGTTGGGATATATTGCTATCTTCCTGAACATTGTTACTATGGATCGTCTTCGCTTGCTTATTACGATAATCCAGACGCTGCGGCAATGAATTTCCACAGGAAGTATAAGTTTCATTATCTAAATAGTTATGGAATAAATAAATTGCTAGGATTACCAGCTATTAAAAATGTTTAGTTTTCAAGAAATAAAAAAGTGGGCAAAGCAACAAGGATACAACACCATTAAAGAAGAGGATGGGTATTACTGGACTAAAAATAATAATATAGAATCTAGTGGGGTATCTAAGAGTGTTAGTAAACTAGCTAGAGATATTTTTAATCATATAACAAACAACAAATGGATTGATTATCAGGCCGAGTATTTGAAGACTATTACAAAAGAGATCGATTTTAAATCTTTACAAGGATACCAATAATGTCATCATTTAAATCATTCTGCGAAACATTAGAAAATAGTGTTGGGGAAAGTAAAGTAGACGACAATCTTCATATAATCAGAAAGATGTATGATAAATATGCGACTGCTGAACAAGTGTTGCTTAGACTAGCTAAAGAAGATACATCATTACTTGTTGAGAATTGTGCTACTGTAGAGTATGAGAGTTTATTTACTCTAAATATTAATGATAAGGTGATGGTTGGGAAAGATTGTGGTAAAGTTGAATCTGTCTTATCTTCGGGTTATAATATAAAGTTAGATAATGGAGCAAAATATTATTTAGCCTCTGTGAAAGTTCATATCTAAATTATGTGTAATCATTCTTATCTATTGGAGAGGCCCAATGACTCTTATTAATATAACATTAATATTATTTGCTATATATATGACTATGGGTTTGCTACTATTGGTTATTATGCTATGTGTAATGATCTATGTTGTTTATGAAATTAATCGGAAACATATTATCCCCACCAAATTAAAGGAGAAAAAATGTCTAAAAACAAATATTCAGTAACCGCACAAGGAAAACTAATCAATCCCGGTTTGGATAATAAAGATTTAGACGGACAAACAATACTTCTGTATGATGATATTATAGCAGATACTATGGAGGAAGCAGAAGCTACTTTTAAAAAACTATTTGGATCAACCCATGAAATTATTAGGGTTTATTCTGTTCATCTTATTACGAATGATAAAAAACTAGCAAAGGTAGCATAAATGAGAGTAATAGCAATCCTTGTTTTATTGTTTTGTCTTTTCTCTTTTTTAGAAAATAACAAAGCATCAGAATATGATGATGTATTTGACGCTGCTAAAAATACCAAAGGGATCGTACTATTATATTTTACTGATGAAAGTTGTTCTTGGTGTTATAAATTAAAGCCTATATTTAAAACCCCAGAAGTACAAAAGATTATAAGTAAATACTTCTTTGTAGAAATAGACATAACAGATAATCCAGAATTATATAGTTTTTATAAGATTTCCTCTATACCAGCTTATATGTTGGTGGACGGTAACAAAAAGATTATTATTAGAGGAATGGGATACAAGGACAAAACAAATTTTATAAATTGGTTACAAACTTATAAGAAAGAGGATACTAATGTCAGGAAAAGGATCAAATCCGCGACCAGTAAATAAGAAACTCTATGATACTAATTATGAGCAGATATTTGGCAAAAAGACTAAAATAAAAACCAAACCCAAAAAACCTGCTGAATGGGATGCTGAAGATGTTGCTACAGCAGAATCTAGAGAAAATGAACCTAGTACAATATGGATAACACAAGATAACGATCAAACAGAAAGATAATAATGAGTAAGCCCCTGATTATTATAACTGGATTAATTTATCTCTATGTTGCTGTGGAGCAATGGTACAATGGAAACAATGCTATGTGTTTAGCTTATGTAGGATATAGTTTTAGCAATGTTGGATTATATTTTTTAGCTCATTAGGAGAATAAATGAAACAACAACAAATAGTTATATTGAAAATTAGTTATGAAGACAAAAATAATCCTCCATCTTCTTGGCATTGGCCCACAATAATAGGATGCGAAGATAATTGTGTAGAAATTATGAATTATGGGGGCGTGGAAGAAATTCCTGAAGTGGCCTCTTGACAATGCCGATATTCATGGTACAATTGTGTTTTTGCGGGATAGCATAATGGTAATGCACCAAACTGTTAATTTGCAAGATATAAGTTCGACTCTTATTCCCGCAGTTGTTCTCCCTCTTAAAAGGATAAATCGATGAGTTATGGTATCTGTTGTATAGTATTGTCTTTAGCCGATCAAGACCCGCCAGTCAAATTTCAGACCATGACATATAAAAGATTTTCCTCATTAGAAATTAGTGAGGCTCTTAATATTTTAGGTGGTAGAATTTTAAATAATATGAATGTTACTTTCGAGTGCATTAAGTTTTGTTTTCAGAATAATTATACCTATCGGATTAGTAGTGATCTATTTCCAATTATGACTTATGACAGAGCAAATATTGAGTTGGGCGATCTTCCTCAATATGATGAGATTTTATCTGCTATGAGTAAGATTAAAGATTTTGTTACAGCTAATCCAACAAGGG